CCCCGTCATTCGCAAATGCCGTAATAACCCCGCGCGTTCCATTGACGATGCCCTGGTCGGTTCCTACGTTCCAAGTAATCATAACCTGGGCACCATAGCATAGCAAGACTGCCTCTGGTATGCGACAGGATGCGGCATATTGTTTTAGTTTTTGAATCGTGGCCGCCTTTGCGGTCTTTGACATATCCTGGGGGGCATTAAAATAGGTTGCATAGGTTCGCACATGGTCTTTGGAAGCGACCCGCAACATTTGCGCATGAAATGCTTTGTCGTTTTCTTTGTCCACATCGCGATTCATCGCATACAGTCGCGTGGGTTTAACTTCGGTTTCGGTGGCGTTGCCACCACTCTCAGTAGAAGTGCCCGGGCGGACACGGGTTTCCAAGAGGGTATAATCTTCGGCCGTCATGGTTCCCCAACGCAACCGTTGCAGCAATTCTTGAAAGTTGGTATCGCCCGACTGACGAATTAATTCTGTTAAGGAAAAAACCTTCGGCGACAATGTGTTCCATACATTGGATTTAAAGAAATATTCGCCATCCACTGGCGGCAATTGGCAGGCATCGCCCACAAAGATGCCGCGAACGCCCCCAAAGGGGATACTGTTTTTACGCACCAGCCGAAAGACCTCATCTATTAAATCAAAGAGACCCGCGGAAATCATAGAAACCTCATCTAAAATCAATGTATGAAGCATCCGCAGTCGCCGCAATTGTGGCGGATGCATTTTGGCCACCAATGCCGTTGCGGGTGATTTCGCAAGCCCAATCCCCATAAATGAATGTAGGGTGCGCCCCTTGACCAACACTGCGGCACTTCCCGTAGAGGCCGTCATAGCAAACCGTATGGGTTCTTTGGAAGTTTCAAAGGCCGCCGTGATGGCTTTCAGTAAAAACGATTTACCCGTTCCGGCGGGTCCCGTAATCAACACCGACTGTTTGGCATTGTTTAGAATGGTATCCAATACCCGCTTCTGGTCGGAGGTGAGTGTTTTCGCCATTTTCTGGTTGATGCGGCTGCAACAAGGCAATACCACCAGGTCAATAATAGAAATATATCTGTATGCACTTATATCTGTTTTTCAAGTCATTTTTTGTTTTTAACTTTTGTTTTAAGTTTTTAGCCTTAGAGTGTTTATTTTTTAAAGACTATAAAATAAGAGTATAAGAGTATAATTGCAGCATCTAATGGAAGCTGTGGGAAAATCACGGTTGCCTTATGTGTTTGTGTTGGATTGGGATGGAACCATTGCGGGAAAAGTAGATTTTCAATCGGCACGGTTTTCCATGGGGAAAAGCATGGCACGCTTTGGATACAAGCTGACTCAAAAGGGTATCCCGAAGGCTTTTATGCCAAACCAGGGTCTCATTCGCCCAGGCTTTGCGGCGTTTATCAGAGCCTTAAAAGAGCATTATGGGAATATCCTGTTTTTTATCTATACCGCCAGCGACCGTCAATGGGCGCTCCAAGAAATCCCTTGGGTAGAGAAATCCCACGGCATTCAATTTCAGCGCCCCATTTTTACCCGCGAAGATTGTGTCATAGATGCACAGGGTAATTATCGTAAAAAACTGCAAAACATCTGGCCGCGCATTGTGCGGGTCTTAAATGCACGTCATGGGTCGCCTTACAGCAAAGCCGACAAAGAACACATTTTAAACGAACAGACGCTTTTGATTGACAACAATGCCGTCTATACCGACCGCACCGACCGTCTGCTTTTATGCCCCGATTATCATTATATGGTCTTTGAGGATTTATTAGAAGGATTCCCAGAACACGCCATGGAACACCCAACGGTTCAACAGCAAATCTATCATTGGATAAACGAAGGTCTCATTTGTCCCTACTCTGTGTCGCACCGCTGGCCAACGGCGCCCGCTGGTATGGCCGCTGGCGGTGCCCCCGCCCCTGCCCCTGAACACCATGTTAAAGACCCCATGACCCGTATGACGAAACAATACGAATGGTATACACACAAATGCAAGTCTATTTTACACGCCAATCGCCCCTACCAACATGATATCTTTTGGCCTTATTTAAAGAAACTGATACTCAAAAATAATTTAAGCACGTTCAGCCGCAGTGTTATACAGCAGTTGCAAAACGCGGTATGGAAACAGACCCGCAAAGTGGGATTCCCAACGGGGGTGGCGCCGAATGCACCGAATCCAACATTGAAATAGTGGGCTCGGCTTTAAATCCCTTTAACGGGAGGGGACTCCTAAGTTTTGATGTGGGGATTGTTAATCTGGCGTATTGTCTATTACGGGTAGACGGGGGTGCGCTGGCAGGTGGCGCGGGCGCAAGCAGCGCAACCGAAAAGAAGAAACGCGGCAAATCTGTAATGAAAACAGAAGCTCCCGCGCCATCCGCCACATCTACACCGCCCACCCCACAGGCGTCCTGTGTTATTTCCGCATGGGATATCCTTTGTTTGGCAGAAGACGGCGAAAAGGCAAAACGGATTCCATTGGAACGCTTGGGTTCGCGATTGTTTCAGCGCCTGGATGCCTTATGGGAACGCCATCATTCGCATATAGATACGGTGCTGATAGAGAATCAACCCTCGCGCCTCAACGGGCATATGAAATCCATCCAAATGATGATATATACCTATTTTCTGTATAAACAGACCCCTACACGGCCACTGGAAGTGCGCTTGATTAACGCCAGTGGAAAACTGAAAACCCACTTGGCCGCCGCCGCGCAATTGCCCGAAACCAAAAAAGTCGGTTATCAGTGGAACAAATGGGCGTCCATCCAAATAACCGACTATTATCTTCGCAACGACCCCGTATGGAAAGAATCGCTTTCCAAACATAAGAAAAAAGACGACTTATGCGATGCCTTTCTTCAAGGTCTGGCATGGTTTCATAAAACGGCGCATTGCGAATTGACGGAGGTCTTTTATAAATCACTTGAATGATTGGGGACATGTTTGCATTTGGAAGACCCCAATAAAAAGGTTGTCCATTCAAAACGGCGCCCGTATTCTTTTTGTTGAAATACGATATAATCGGCGAACCCATACGACAATACCGCCAAACAGACGATGAATAACCCTTTGGACGCCAGTAGAATACGCTCATTTTCCTCCGGGGTAATCAACTTACGGGCATTCAGGTAATTGCGGTAGGTATTGATGAAATACAAGACTAATACAAGCGTGAAGAAGATGAGGTTGGGGGTGAGGCGACTCTTAGAAGATACTAAGAAGACAACATAGATGCCAATGGCCATGATGGCAGTATGAAATACGTGCCCACTTGACCAATTATTATTGCCCTGGGCATCTAATTCAGGATTAAAACTCCATCCACCTTCCAACATAATGAATACGAAGACCATGACCACCCCCAGGATATGCCGGAACAACCGCGATTCCCGCAAAAACCGCCGCATTTGACAGGATAGGATTTCGTTGATATAACCACTGGTAACGACCACATAAATCAAAAAGATGAATGCAAAACGGGAAAGCAGTAAATCCATTGCAGAATCTTCTACGGAATATGCTCCTATTTATCCATGTTATTTTGATTTTTCTTTTTTCGCATTTACGCAACAGACTTGATAGACATCATCGTAAAAATTGATTTATAGCTTAGATTGACTTTAAACTTAAGTATAAGTATAAATAAGTATAACCATATAAGGATTGCAAACGCCACCATGCCGACCTTTATAGAAGTATGTTCGGGCGCAGGCGGATTGAGTTCGGGCTTCATAGACGCTGGGTTTCAACCCTTGATGTTGAATGAAGTGGAATCTGTTTTTTGCGAAACGTTGCGCCTCAATCATCCCAATACAAATATCGTATGCCAAGACATGCGCGAATTGCATCTAAACGATTATTTGGGTCGCGTGGATGTATTGATGGGTGGTATTCCGTGCCAAGCATTTTCCCAAGCGGGACAACGCAAAGGCTTGGAAGACCCAAGAGGCCAACTGATGCTGGAAATGAATCGGCTCGTCCAAGAATGTCGCCCAAACATTGTCTTGATTGAAAACGTGAAGGGATTGGTTTCACATAACAATGGGGAGACCTTAACAAGTTTATTGGAATTGTTTGCCAATGAAGGTCTCTATCAAATGTCTTATAAGGTTCTCAACGCCAACGATTACGATGTTCCTCAAAAACGCGAACGGATTTTCATCGTAGGAACATTGAGGCATGACATATTCCCTTTTCCAGAAAAACAAAGTAGACGCTTGGTATTGCGCGATGTCTTGATGGATGTTCCAGAGAGTCCGGGGGCGACCTATCCGCCTCATAAACAAAAGATTATGGAAATGGTTCCACAAGGGGGCTGTTGGGTGAATTTGCCCGAAGAGATTAAAACCACGTATATGGGGGCATCCATTCATTCGGGAGGGGGAAAACGCGGGATGGCGCGGCGATTGTCAATGGACGAACCGTGCTTGACATTAACAACGTCGCCGTGCCAAAAACAAACCGAACGGTGTCATCCAATAGAAACACGACCTTTAACCATTCGCGAATATGCCCGCATTCAAACCTTTCCAGACACCTATTCTTTCAAAGGCAGCATGGCAAACCAATACAAACAAATTGGCAACGCCGTTCCCGTCAAACTAGCTTATCATATGGCCTTGGCAGTGAAAGCATTTTTGTCGGCGGCGACATCATAAAAATAATTAAAATTATAAATGCATTTCTTTATGTTTTAGTAATTCTTTATAGGTAGAACAAAGTGTAAATGTATTTGTAATTGTTTTCAATAAATCTTTATAAAAAGTTTTTCTACCAGATAAATATTCATATGCTTGTTGCCCATTTAAAATAGTTATATACTCAGGAGCACCAAATCTGGGTATTGTTTTTTTAGAAACATTAACCAATACTAAAAATACTTTTTTATCTTGTTCATATAATTTAGATAATTTTTTTATTACACTGGATGCACTACTTGAATTCATTGTATTATCTCTATTTTTCCATTCCATAAATTCTGTTTCATCTTGTTTCATTACATCACATCCAGAATAATGTCCAACTTTTAATGTTTGCCAACCTATAAATTTTCCTGCTAATTCTTCGTGAAAATCACCCATTTTCATTGAAAGAGCTTGAAAGTATCGCCTTTGTTTTTCTGTTTTATTCCAATCTTCATCAGTTATCCCAATAGATGCTTTTACAATAATTTTAAGGAAAGGGTCATCAGCACCTATATTTGTTTTATTTTTTCAAGAATATTGTATAATGCTTTACAACATTCAACGTATTTATCAAAAGGTATTTCTGGTATTTCATACCAATCCGAATAACTCATTTTTATTATAACATATATTATTTTTATTTGCGTCAAACCCTTTCAATTCTTTTTCCATGCTTGTTTATAAAAATGAGCCGTTTTGATTTTAGCACGGGGACTCAAACATTGTCCCCATTAAACACCGCTTCGCCGGCGCTTACGGTGTCTGCTAACGGGGGGGGGGAACTCTTAAAGTTATGACTGGTTCAAGTAATAGTTTATTCGTGGATGGAAATGGTAATGTGGGCATTGGAACGACGTTGCCATTATCAAGTCTACACACAAGAGCAAATACAAATACGACCCCTGGAACTATCATAGACCAAATAGGCACAGCTGCCATATTAGATATCCGTGATTCGGGGTTCAGCAAGGTGATTGTGGATGGAAATGGCAATGTAGGGATTGGGACAACATTGCCGATGGCGGCTTTGGATGTAGCTGGGACTTTAAAACAAACAGGTGTATGGTTTTATGCATATCATGGTGTTGCGGACGGGATAGGAAGCTGGGCAGGTTATACAGGATTTATACCATTTGGTTCAACTGTTTCTGGAAGCAGTAATTTTACAACAAGTTCGGCAACATCAGGAGCCTATTTTACTGCACCAATGAAAGGTATTTATCAGTTCAATGCAATCATTTTGAATTATCCTGGAAGTTTAACAGGATTTAGTGGCATTAAATTTAGTGTAAACAATGATACAGCAGACCAAAACACGGGATATGGATATAGACGTGTTATGAATATTCAAGAACAACATTCACTTACAACATCATCATCCATATTATTAAATAAAAATGATACGGTCAAAATAAGAGTGCAATATCTAAATGCTTATACACAAACTTTTCACGCAACCTTTAATGGATATTTAGTATATGCTATTTAATAATATTAATATTACACAGCGATACCCCCTTTTGCTAAAACGCGGTTGAAAAAACAATAGATTTAAACATTCTTAGGATAGAAACTTTATTCAATATAGCAAATGAACGGACCCTCCTTTCATATTCATACGGACGATGAAGACGATGTTATGGAATTGCGTCCCAATGATTTTTCAAGGCCGTCCTTTCAAATTCCGCGCGGGGGCATGGGAATGGGCGGCACTGCCAGTGTTGGCGGCGCCGGTGGCATGGACATGTTGATGAACCGTCGTAAAATCAGCAGCGACGTTATTTCAATGGCATCCAGTGATTCTGGGTCTATTGCGTCGGGAAGCGACAGTGGGAGCACGGCTTCTGGAAGCGACAGTGGCAGCGAATACGACAGTGGAAGCGGCAGCGATGCATCTGGAAGCCGTGGTGGCACCCCCATGGTCTATCCTGGAAATGCTGGGATTTTCGCAGGTCGCCCGCCGGCCGCCAACAATGGTCCCGTCATGCCTTCCATGAATCCAGACCAAGATTATTTGGCATCCCGTATG